CACCGTGTCAAACATGACTGTTCAACACCCCACTGGTAGAGAAGGATCTCCCCGAACTTCCGTTCGGCAAAAGGTTGTGCAAGCAATAGATGCGATTATTGAGGCATGCCGGTGTCATGGACTCTTATCTCCCGGGGATCAGTCCAGGACTGTCGATCACTGGATGAAGATGACAGAGGAATGCAATATGGAGTGGATGAAGGTAGCAAAGTACAAACTAGCCGCCTTCTTCTCATTCCATACACAGCAACCCCTTCCGCCAGCTCCATTCAAATGTGAAGACAAGCCTGGACACATCCTTTCCGGATCCGCCGGAAGGTGGCTCACTTCCAAACTGAAATCAGACAGGAACAGGCTCAGCCTGCTCGCATCCATAAAACAGTCAAAGAAAGGAATGCCACGACCCGACAAGGAGGAAATGGAGAAAGAGACACAGGAATACCTCAAAACAATGATTACCCCCATCCCAGATCCAAAGCCGGAGCTATTGGTCCAAGACTGGAATGAGCTCGACGACTATCCTCTACATGTAGAAACTATAATGTCAAAAGACACCATAATAATCCAACTAGAGAGGACAGTTGACGAGATCTTCCCACCAGAGACATCCGAAGTCTCAAACGAGGAACGCTACAGGCCGTTCTTTCCGTCAACATCGGCTAACTACATCAATAACCGTAAAGGTCTTGGTGCAATAGGTACGATATTTGAACTAGACGAACTTCCCGGAGGGATCCTTGCAGGACTAAGAACTTCAGGGGGGGCAATCAAAATCACTTCAGTCAACGAGGAAGAGTCAATCACCGAAGACCCTCATGAATCCTTTGCAGGTCAGTTTGACTTCAGCGAGCTGGACCGACGATTTAAAGTTCTCTGGCTCAATATGCTAATTCTAGCACGAAATGAGAGGAACGTCGTCGACCCTGTCGCTCTAGCTGAAGCCCTAAAGACCAGAATGATCACAAAAGGGCCTCCAATGCGTATGACAGTCCTACGGTTCATTTGGAAGGCAATGCACTCAAGGATGCGCAGACAGGGTGTATTCAGGCTCATAGGTGAAGGTGTGTCTGAGAAAGTCATCTTAGATCGTCTAGGCCGGAACCTCAAAGAGGATCAGGAATATACGAGCGGAGACTACAGACAAGCCACCAATAACCTATGCTCATGGATATCAAACACTGTCTGCCGACGCGTCAGTAAGAACTTCAAACTATCTGATTTGGAAACCAGACTATTTGAGGAATCATTGACGGGTCACATCTTTGAGACGGGCGAGCAGAAGAGAGGTCAGCTGATGGGTTCAATCACCAGCTTCCCCGTCCTGTGCATAGCCAATGCAGCCATCTGTCGTTGGGCAATGGAGGTCGCAGAAGCAAGAGTTATCAAGCTCAGTGACGCAGCACTACTCATTAACGGAGATGACTGTGCATTTCGAAGTAATAAACGTGCGTATCCCATCTGGAGCCGCCTCGCCTCCGCCTGCGGATTAGAAGAATCAATGGGCAAAACATATCACTCAGAGAAATTTGTCGAGATTAACTCAACCATCTTTGAGCGACGTGCAGAACCCAAGACCCTCATATACGAGAAGGATGGCAAAAAGGTAGAAAGACTTACGCAACTGTATCAAGTGGGCTTTGTGAACACCGGCCTCATGTCCGGAATAAAAAGATCCGGCGCGGCAGTTGGTCTAGGTGACCTCGATGATCCACGCAGCACACTCGGTAACAGGGCCCGCGAATTACTCCGATATTGCCCAGAAAGCTTACATGAGAGCGTCATGCAAAGGTTTCTGACAAACCATAGGACTCTCCTCGATAGCACCAGACTTCCCTGGTATATTCCTGAGTGGCTTGGGGGAGTGGGCCTTCCAAGCGGTCCATGGGGAGAGCCCTCCGAGCTTGATCGTAGGATCGCTCGTCGGATACTCTTCGAATGGACGGCTAAGAAGCATCCAATCCAGCTAGGACACAAAGAAACAAACTGGAAGTGCTGGCAGCTAGCTTCAGATAAGCTCCCTCCACCAGTCTACACAAACGTCAAGGGCAAGCACACTGAGGAATATAGCTCAGTCGTTGGAAAGAAGGTAATTGATCTTCTTTTCGACTCAGATATAGACATAAGCGACTTGCACAAGCGTTTGGAGAAAGGGAAGGAGACCAGTGCAGCAAAGGCCATACGTATTAATGCTAAACTCTGGAGGCCGAAGAAGAATGAAAAATTACTTCCACAGCCAATGACAGATGAAGAGCTTAAATACATTGGTCTTTACCCTAACTGGACATTTGAAGCTGACCGAAGATCTATTGCTTGCAACAAAGGGGAGGGAGATAGTTTAGTTGTGGACTAGAGATATCAACGATATCAGGCTCTGGTGGTGTGAGTATTTATTATTGTTTTATTAATATCACGCTTCCACCAGTCTGAAAACATTGAATCTAGTCACACTAAGAGAGAAGAGGTCCTAGAGCAAGACAGGCTCGCTACAAGAAAGACTTCTTCTCGCTATCCCCCTCG